AATCAGGCAGATGATCCGCATCACATCATTGGTCATGGACTGGGAGGGATGGGAACAAAGGCTGATGATTTGTTTGTTATTCCGCTGTGCCGTAAATGCCATAGCGAACTACACGCCGGGGTAAAAGATTTTGAAGAAAAACACGGCAGCCAGCTGTTGTTGCTGATTCGTTTTTTAATGCACGCGAGAAATTCGGGTGTCCTGAAGTGGAAAGCATGAATGACTGAACGCATAGAATTTGTTTTGCCTTACCCGCCAACGGTGAACACTTACTGGCGACGTCGTGGCAGCACATATTTTGTATCAAAAGCCGGTGAGCGTTATCGCCGTGATGTGGCGCTTATTGTTCGCCAGCAGCGGCTGAAATTAAACCTGTCCGGAAGGCTGGCGATAAAGATTATTGCAGAGCCACCGGATAAACGTCGTCGTGACCTGGACAATATCCTGAAAGCACCACTGGATGCGCTGACGCATGCCGGACTTCTCATAGACGACGAGCAGTTTGATGAAATCAATATTGTGCGCGGTCAGCTCGTTCCTGGGGGGCGGCTGGGCGTGAAGATTTACAAAATTGAGAGTGAGTGATCGTAAATATGATATATCCGGAAATTACAGGCAAAAGCGGCGAGCATTTACGTCTAAAAACGCTGGAAGTCGTCTGGATCCAGGGGAAATTACGGATGTGGGGGCGTTGGTCGTATATAGGTGGTGGCAAACCAGGAAATATGTTCAATCAGTTGCTGGCATCCAAAAAACTGACAAAAACCGCAATCAATGAAGCCCTGCGTAGAATCAGGGAGTCAGGGATTGATAAACCAGAGCTGGAAGCATTCTTGCGAGAGATGATCGCTGGCAGACAGAAGAGCTGGTTGTCTCACTGTACTGATGCAGAGGCGTTACGCATTGATGGGGTGATAAGTAAAGCGCTTGCACGTTATCCTGGATTGATTGATATCCTGCGGCAAAGGTACGAAGGGCGGGGGATGAGTAAACGCAAAATGGCTGAATTGTTGAATGAGGTGCACCCGGAATGGTGTTTTAGTACATGCGAAAAGCGAATTGCTAATTGGTTAGCTGTTGCTGAATATGCGCTATACATCCCTATGCGAGAATCGTTTGCTCAAAAAATGTCTTGATTTTTTACGCATAAACTGTTTCAATCCAGCTACGCTTCGCAAAGCTATACCGCGAGGCGAATAGCAGACATGGACACCTGAAAGAACCCGCTTTATGCGGGTTTTTTTGTGCCCGAAAAGCGGTACAGGACGTTAAATGCGCTGGTGGTTGCGAATGCCGGTCTTTCAGCTTGCTGGCTTTTTCGACAAGAGGTATTGGTATGTCACGTTAACCGGAAAAGGGAAAAAGGCATGCTAAAACAGCAGGATATGACCGAAACCGCCAGAGTGGTGTTTAATGAATTAAGCATCACCGAACCGGCGACCGTCGGGGAAATTGCGCAGAATACTTACCTTTCACGCGAACGCTGCCAGTTAATACTGACTCAGCTTGTTATGGCGGGTCTGGCAGATTATCAGTTCGGTTGTTACAGACGCCTTCCGCAGTGAAGGCTTTTTAATTTGTGGTAATGGGCGGCTGGTGGGTGTTAGCGGCACCTGCCAGCCATCTGCTCATGCGTTGGGGTCACAAGCAAACCTCAGGCCCATCTGCTTTGCGCAAAAGCGGTATGAGCCTATCAGAGAAGTGCTTATTGATCTATGATTAATACTGTAAAAATATCCAGTTGTGAGTTAATCAACGCTGATTGCCTGGAGTTTATCCAGACCTTACCGGAAAACTCTGTCGATCTGATAGTCACAGACCCGCCATACTTTAAAGTGAAGCCCGAGGGCTGGGATAACCAGTGGGAGGGCGACGATGATTACCTGAAATGGCTGGACCAGTGTCTGGCGCAGTTCTGGCGGGTACTGAAGCCTGCCGGAAGTCTTTACCTGTTCTGTGGTCATCGCCTGGCATCTGACACCGAAATCATGATGCGTGAGCGCTTTAATGTGCTGAACCACATTATCTGGGCGAAGCCGTCCGGACGCTGGAACGGGTGCAATAAGGAAAGTCTGCGGGCGTATTTTCCGGCAACAGAGCGCATTCTGTTTGCAGAACATTATCAGGGACCGTATCGCCCGAAAGATGATGGCTATGTGGAGCAGGGGCGCGAGCTAAAACAGCACGTCATGGCCCCGCTGATTTCTTACTTTCGTGATGCGCGTAAATCACTGGGAATAACGTCAAAACAGATAGCGGAAGCCACCGGAAAGAAAAACATGGCTTCGCACTGGTTTGGTGCCAGTCAGTGGCAGTTACCGAACGAGGGTGATTACAATAAATTGCAGGCGTTGTTTGCGCGTGTTGCGGCAGAAAAACATCAGCGCGGGGAACTGGAAAAGCCACACCACCAGCTGGTCAGCACATACAGTGAGCTGAACCGGCAGTATACGGAACTGCTGAGTGAATATAAAAATTTGCGGCGGTATTTCGGTGTGACGGCGCAGGTTCCGTACACCGATGTCTGGACGCATAAACCGGTGCAGTACTATCCAGGGAAACATCCGTGCGAAAAACCGGCAGAAATGCTGCAGCAGATAATCAACGCGAGCAGTCGTCCGGGAGACCTGGTTGCAGATTTTTTTATGGGTTCAGGTTCAACGGTAAAAGCGGCGATGGCACTGGGGCGTTGTGCGATTGGTGTTGAGCTGGAGACCGGACGTTTTGAACAGACAGTCAGGGAAGTTCAGGATTTAATCGTTTGAAACGGATGAGATTGCAGAATTAATTACGCACCATTATTATTCTGCTCCCGGCCCTTTAGCTCAGTGGTGAGAGCGAGCGACTCATAATCGCCAGGTCGCTGGTTCAAATCCAGCAAGGGCCACCATCACATACCGCCATTAGCTCATCAGGATAGAGCGCCAGCCTTCGAAGCTGGTTGCGCGGGGTTCGAGTCCTCGATGGCGGTCCATTATCTGTACCCTGCGTTGTTAGCTCAGCCGGACAGAGCAATTGCCTTCTAAGCAATCGGTCACTGGTTCGAATCCAGTACAACGCGCCACGCTTATTTTTCCAGGCTCGCTTCGGCGGGCCTTTTTCATATCCGCGCCCGTTATGAAGCGCCACCGCGTTCTGCTAATGCTGAAGCCCTTCGTCAGCTGACTGATGTTGCAGATACTGATGATACTGTGAATGTGCTGTGTCTGTGTCTGGATATCGCTGACCAGGACGGTATCGGTCAGGAAGAAGAAGCGCAACTGAAGAAAATTGCGCAGGCGCAGCAGTTGCCGCTGGAGCAGTACCTGTGAAAAGTGCGTGCCTTGTGCTGGCTGTCATCCTGTTGTTTCTGGTAGTGATGGTGGATTTCACCGGACGACTGATGTCAGTGCTGGCAGATGGTGTGCTGGTGGCGATGGCGCTGATCGTGCTCCGGCCTTTACTGCGTAAATCTGAATAACATCACACAAAAGGCATCTGCGGGTGCCTTTGACGGGGTGTTTTTTTACGGGTCGCTGGTGGCCCTTTTTTTATTTTCAGGAGGAAGTATGTCTGAACCCTTATCCGGTTCCGGCACGGCTGCGGCGCTGGGTGGCGCGACGGTATTCGGGCTGTTTACCGGGATGGATTTCGGGATTGTGTTTGGCGCGTTCGCCGGGGCGTTATTTGTGGCAACGATGCCGCAGTCACTTTCAGTCTGGCGCGTGGTGGCGCATTTTCTGGTGTCGTTTATTGTCGGCGTGCTGGGAGCGCGTGTGCTGTCAGCCTGGATTGCATCAAAAACAGGGTATGACGGTACATCAGCAGATGCGCTTTGCGCGGTGCTGGTCTCGGTGGTGTCGGTGAAGATTCTCTCGTTCATCCACCAGCAGGATATTGCATCGCTGGTGTCCGGTGTGTTCTCCCGCCTGCGGGGTGGAGGAGGCGGCAATGTTAAGTAACCTTCCCGGATTGCTGAATGTGGCGTTATGCACGGTTATCGTGCTGACGCTCTTTTTTTATCGTCGCCGTGATTCCAGACATAAACCGCTGGTGTCATGGCTGGCCTGGCTGCTGATGCTGCTGTATGCCTTTGCGCCCCTCAGCTATCTGTGTGGTCGCCCGTTAGCAACGGGCTGGCTGGAAGTGTTTTTTAACCTGCTGTTCTGCGTGCTGGTGATACACGCACGCGGGAACGTCACAAAAATCTTTCCATTGTTGAGGTGAATATGCCGGGTAAATTCAGATTCAGCCGTCGCAGTGAAAAAAATCTGGAGGGTGTCAAACCACAGCTGGTTGCTGTAGTTCGCCGTGCGCTGGAGCTGACGGAGGTTGATTTCGGTATTACGGAAGGCCTGCGCAGTAAGTATCGCCAGAAACAGCTGGTTGCGGAAGGGAAAAGCCAGACCATGAACAGCCGCCACCTGACCGGTGATGCGGTGGATGTTGTGGCCTACATCGGCAGCCAGGTGTCATGGGAGTGGCCTCTGTACGAGAAAATCGCACAGGCATTTAAGCAGGCTGCCGCAGAGCTGGGGATCGCTATCGAATGGGGCGGGGACTGGAAAACGCTGAAAGACGGACCTCACTTTCAGCTGAAGCGATAAGTAAAACAAAACCCCGGCTGGGGGAACAGTCCGGGGTTTTTAGTTTTCACGTCAAAGGGGAAATTGTGATTAGTGAGTAGGGAGAAAATCCTCGTGGGAAAGTATAAAAGATTCTTTTTGAGGTTGTCCATTATGAAAGGTATTGAAATGGAAACTCCCGCGAGCCTTGATTTGACAAGGGCTGCGGCCTTTGCAATTCGCCTTGTGGCGGTCGCTGTTCTGATTTGGGCTGTGCGTTGGTGGTGATATGGCGCGAAAACACTGGACACACAGAATGCCGCGAACGGCGGTGAAACGGGCACTGGTAGCGATACTGGTGCCTTTTTTATTGGTGGGGTGCGTCAGCCTGGATAAGGCGCGCCAGCTTTTCGATACCGCGTCTCAGGTCTGTGAAATTGTCGACGGTGTTCGGCAGTGTCTGCAGAACTGATCGCCTGTAAGAGCAGAATATTTTGCTGAAAAATGAAGGATGCGCCAGCGTCCGGTAAGCATGAAATTCTGTGTTTGTGGCTACTCAATAAAATAAATTCTTTCTGTCGCCGCGAATACTCAAATGTTGATCAGTGCCCGGTGCGGCGACGGGCTTCGATATCAGGAGACGATGATGGAAAAAACAGAAAACAAACCGATTGTAATTGGTGCTGATGCTGCTCCGTTTAAGTTTGAGTTGTCTCAACTGGTGGAGATGCGTATCAGTGATGAATGGGGTGAGGTTAAAGCCCGTGCGCAGTATGCGGATGGCGAAAACCAGTACTTGATCCACTACAAAGCAGCTGATGGTCGCGCCACGACGGAGTGGTTTGGTGAGTCAATGCTGGAAGCAACAGAAGATGATCGTCATCCGGGTTGTCCGGTATTTGCCGGTATGAAATTACCGGAAGGTGCAGTTGAACTGCAGCCGGGTGAGGTGTTCGTAATGACAGACATCATTGATGGTAAACCGCAGTATTCGCGTATTGAAATGAATAGTAAGAGTGCTCGCCTGATTCGTGAGTAACAGGCATTACAGCAGCCCTTCACTCTAAGGGGTTGCTGTAATGTGAGAAATAAAAAACCGGTCACAGGGAGCAGCTACACAGAAGCGGCCGGCGAAGACCGCCAATACCACCCATGCATTGATGCAACATACTAATGACAATAGCCGCTATTGATGTAAATGCAATGTTATGCATCGACGAAAATAAAAAACCGGCAGGGGAAATCCATTGAAGATTTGCCGGTGGCAAAAGAGGGCCATGTTTTTAACCTTAGTCGCAGAGTTACGGAGTGCAACTACGAATGCTGCCGGTATATGGCTGAATGGCGTTTCAATGATGTACGTCATCTTATCTGTAAATGTTAATGACAAACGCTCTCATTTGTGCGGGTCCTTCCGGTGGGGTGGCCTGCCACGGGGCGGGAGCGTCGCGGAAAAAGGCTAGTTTTTGAAATTTTATTCGTCATCACCACCACTGTAATAGATTGATATTACAGTGGTTTTATTTTTATGGTGTCGATTTTGATTGTTTTTTGTTCATCACTAACACCGTTTGCCTAAAGTTGTTCGCGAGATGCATGTTTAAAACATTCTGGAGCGGGTATGGATCGAGAGTTAAAAAATCTGACGCTGAATATCAGTCAACTGGCGGCACTGTCAGGTGTACATCGCCAGACTGCTGCGGCAAGGCTGCAAAATCTACCCGTTGCAGGGGGGCATGAAAGCAACCTCAAGCTTTATCGGGTGGTTGATATTGTGTCGGCATTTCTGGCATTACCACCGCCGGTTGCAGAAGGCGAAATGGACGCGCATGAGCGCAAAGCCTGGTATCAGTCTGAACGTGAGCGTCTTAAGTTCGAACAGGAAACGGCACAACTCATTCCGGCCAGTGATGTCAGACGGGAGTTTGCCATCTGGGCAAAAGCGGTCGTGCAGGTGCTGGAGACATTACCGGATATTCTTGAACGTGACTGCGGTCTGCAGCCTGCCGCTGTGAGCCGTGTTCAGTCCATTATTGATGATCTGCGCGATCAGATAGCCCTGCGGGTGACTGAAGCAGGTGCGGATGATGAGGAGGAATTACAGCAGGAGGAGTAATGCTGAATCAGGAAACCGCAAAGGCAGCACGAACCGATTCAGGTTATATCCTTCGCGCACCGAGACGAATGCGGGTTGCTGATGCCGTTGCTCAGTATATGCGGGTGCCCATGGGGGCAGGGAACTCAGTCCCGTGGGATCCGCTGGTGGCACCGTATGTTATTGAGCCGATGAACTGCCTGGCCTCGCGTGAATACGACGCAGTGATATTTGTTGGCCCGGCACGAACCGGCAAGACTATCGGCCTGATTGACGGCTGGGTGATTTACAACGTGATTTGCGATCCTGCTGATATGCTGATCATTCAGATGACGGAGGAAAAAGCCCGCGAACACTCCAAAAAACGACTCGCCAGAACGTTTCGCGTCAGCCCGGAAGTGGTCAGTCGCCTGAGTCCGAACAAAAATGACAACAACGTTTATGACAGAACATTCCTTGCTGGTAACTACCTGAAAATCGGCTGGCCGTCAGTCAATATCATGTCCTCATCAGATTATAAATGCGTCGCGCTGACGGATTATGACCGTTTTCCGGAAGATATTGATGGCGAGGGGGATGCTTTCTCTCTTGCCTCAAAACGTACCACAACATTTATGTCCAGTGGTATGACGCTTGTGGAGAGTTCCCCCGGCAGGGATGTGAAGGATGTGAAATGGCGACGGACTTCACCGCATGAGGCTCCACCAACCACGGGGATACTGTCGCTCTATAACCGTGGCGATCGCCGTCGCTGGTACTGGCCCTGTCCACACTGTGGTGAGTATTTTCAGCCCTGCGGCGATGTGGTTGCTGGTTTCCGTGATATTGCCGATCCCGTGCTGGCAAGTGAGGCGGCTTATATTCAGTGTCCTTCCTGTTCAGGACGGATTATGCCTGAACACAAACGTGAGCTGAACGGACGTGGGGTCTGGTTGCGGGATGGTGAATCCATCAATGCGGATGGCAGTCGTTATGGTGATCCCCGACGCTCACGTATTGCGTCATTCTGGATGGAGGGTCCGGCAGCTGCTTACCAGACACTCTCGCAACTCGTTTACAAACTGCTTACTGCAGAACAGGAATACGAGACAACCGGAAGTGAAGAAACACTCAAGACGGTTATCAATACCGACTGGGGATTACCTTATCTTCCCCGCGCCAGCATGGAGCAACGAAAAAGTGAACTGCTTGAGCAGCGGGCAGAGCCAGTTCCTTCCCGCAGTGTGCCGGATGGCGTTAATTTCCTTGTGGCGACAGTGGATGTGCAGGCGGGACGTCATCGCCGTTTTGTGGTTCAGGTAACGGGCTATGGCAGCCGTGGCGAACGCTGGATTATTGATCGTTACAACATCACGCAGTCATTGCGC